CCTCGCGGATGATTGCTTTCCGCCGCGTTGCCTCATCGGCAATCAGGGCGTCCACCTGACGCATGAACCGCTCGGTGTAGAGCCCGACGATACGGTCGGCGCAGACGGTCGCCGCAGCGGTTAGGAGCGCCGAACCCTCGCCTTTGACGCCAACCTGCGTGATCACCCAATAGGCAATCAGGGCGACCATCGGCAGGATCAGCAGATCCGCGAAAACCAGCACCGGCCTGATCCGAACGCCCTGTTTCAGCAGCAGCGCATATTTCGCGGCGAATCCGAAGGTGAGGCCAATCCATATCCACCCGTAGCGGTCGATTGCCGCCTCAAACCATGGCGACATCCCAGCGCCTCCCTGTCGTGATGCCATGCTGGCGCTGATCGTCATTGCTCGCCACCTCCCAGCAGCCATTGCGCGGTGGTTGGTTCGTTGGTCATGCGACCCGCACCGCATCGCTACGGATCGCCCCATTCATCCCACCGCCATCCCCGCCTGATACCCAGGAACCGGAGCGGCGGCTCTTCTCACGAAGGACTGCTTGGGCTGTCGTCTCAACGGGGCGTGTCATGGATGGCTCGTGGGCGATCATGGCGCATCGATGAAGCGCAAGAGCCCGCCGCTCAAAGCGCGCCCACCGCTGGCTGGTGTGGGATGCGTAACGTCTGGTTCGAACAGCGGCGTGTCGCCTGTCGAGCCGTATTCCGCGGCATTATCAGGGTCACCAAAGTTGCGCTGGTGATCGAGGAAGGCGACGTTTAGATCATGCGCCTTTTCAGCGGCCAGAGCCTTGTATGCCTTCATCGGATAAGCGTCACTGGGGCGCTGGTTTTCTGGAGGCATGGCCCAGAGCACATCGACGCCGGGAATTGCGGCGCGCAGACCGGCTACGACCGTGCCCCCAGCGTTAGCGAAATCCGCAGGGATCGCATTGTTAGCCTTGTCGTTCGTCCCGTGCATGACGAAATCGGCATCCAAGGCGAAGCGGGCAATACCGGCTTGCCATGTCGGATTTGCTGCCTGAACGGATAGCTGCGACATACGCGAGCCTGTGGCGGCGAATTTGTTTATTACCACGCCGGGAGCGTCGGATTTCCAATATACACCCGCAGGCTTGCAACTCCCCGATACGACGCGAAGGCGCAGCATCCCCGCGCCGCTCGCTGGCACGTTAGCAAGAGCAGCGAATGAGCAAGCGTCAACTGTCCCTTGGACATTGATCGCGGTCCAAGTGGTGCCGTCCCAGCTATACTCCATCACGCCATCCGCTGTTCCGATCCAGAACAGGTCCGCACCGGAAAGTGCGGGTGAGGCGGGAAAAGCAGCACGAATTTCCGCGCCTGCGGTCGAGCTGATTGCGCAGCATGTGTCGGGGCTGGCGACGGTCGCATAAGCACCCGTCCATGCGCCATTCAGTGTAACACCGTAACTCGACGGGCGAATGTTACCGTTGAGTGACGCCGGTTGCGCACCGCCATGGGTGAAGGGGCTTCCTCCGGTGATAAAGCCAAAGCCCGTCCACCCGCCGCCGCCGTCGCCGAGATCATCAATCAGCGTCTGCGCAAAGTCGCCGCTCCACCGCGTTACCAAATGCGTGAAGCTATCACCATGCAGCCCGATGCTGAGTTTCGCAGCGTCTCCAAGCAGCAGCGCGCGGCGCTTGTAATGCAGGCGGCGCAGACGGTTCGCGTTGAAATAGTCGGGATGCACCGAAGTAAACGCTCTTTCGGCAATATCTGCCGCGAACTCTGGCTTCGGTTCGTAAGCGATCAATTCTTCGGGATCGGCAATCATCAATAGGCGAAAGCCTTGGCGCGTGTTTCCGCCATTAGTCGCCCATGCGGCCACTTGAGGATTGACGGAGAGGTCCGAGTAATAATAACTCTGACCCTTCGTATTAGGCATCGTGCCAAACACTTCGCCCATTGCAGCCGGGCCGCCGTTCTCATCGCGTGCATAGCCGCCTATGAAATATTCATCAGACGTAAAGCGACTGTCATCGAGCGTAATCACAGCGCCTGTAATGAAGTCGCGCATCAGGAACTTTAGACCGGTGAGCGTTGTTTGGTCGGGAGGCACAAGCGCGCTACCGACTGCGACTATCGGCGCACTCGCCGTCGTGGCCGAGTTCAGCCCCGTGCGGATTATAATGTGAATCGTGCGCCAAAGCCCAGTGGTCGCCAGCGTATAACGGCCAAGCTGAACAATTTCGAGCGCGTTGAATACCGAGCCGTCAGGAGTAAAGCGCTCACCCCACCCAGAGAACGGGAGGTCGCGAACACCGCTGCCGAAACCTGTGCCGTCAAGCACGACCGTCTCGGAAGAACCGCTTACCTGTGTGGTGCCGAGCAACTGATAATCGAGCGCATCGGTGTTTGCTGTCAGACGCGCATCGCTTTGGCGCGTAGCGTCCGCGAGGTAGGGCAGTGCGTCTTCGCTAGGCGGGGGGACATCAGGCGCAGTCGATCCGACCACCGCCCACACGGACAGAATGTCAGTAACATCCGTGCCCCCCGTATTGACCGGGTAAAGCTGGACGTAAGCCGTGTTGGCAGGGATCGTCAGCGTGTAGAAGACAACATTGGGTGTGCTTCCGATTGTACCGGGGCCTGTCGCTTCAAGCTGGGCCGATGTGGCCACGCCCTTCGCATCCTCGCACCGTAGATAGGCGCGCAGGCTTCCGGTCTGCCCGGGCACCCCGCGCAATTGCAGCGCGAGGGTGATCGTGTCACCCGGCGCGACACCCATCAGCGATAGCCACAAGCGAGGCCCGAGCAGCCCCGCAGTGCCGGTCTTGCGCATCGCCTTACCATCGTAAAGCGGGTTAGCGACGAACGAGATGCCTGTCATATCGGTGACAGGCAGCAACGTGCCCGCGCGGCCCCACATCGCCAGCCCGTTCAGCGTGCCCGCAGGATATGCGAACTGGCGAAAGTACGGATCGGGCCAGAGGTTGCGCTTGCCACGCCAGGCGGCGGCTGCGAGCGTTGCAATCTGGCTGTCGAGATCACCCACGCGCCAGATCGGCGGCGAACCGCTCGCCTGCTTGGCATAGACGCCAGCGTTCGGGATGAGTGCGTCAACCGTTGCCGCAGCTCCGCCGAGCGCGATCTCGCCTGCAACCGCTGCGTGCGTGCCGGTGTCGGATATCTGGACAGTCGTGTGTTCGCCGGTTGCGAGCTTGGGCGCGAAGGTTATGGCGTCGGCGCGGGCGGTGAAGCCAGCGAAGGTTTGGGCGTCGTCTGCGCTACCGGATGCAGCAGCGACCTTGGCGTCCAGCACCGCGATGTCACCACTGGTCAGCCCAGGACCACGCGCGCCCGTCACTTCGATGATCACGCCACCTGTGGCCACGATGCTGCTCATATTGTCGAAACTCCGGGAGTTAGCAGAACTTCGCCCTCGACCATCGCAACGACCGCGCCGTCACTGTCCTCGACCAGGCAATCATATGCGAGACGGACAACCTCTTGGCTGCCTTCGACGGCGCTGAAATCGGAGCCGAGAATGGTCACATCGACAGACCCTTCGACGGCAACGATATTGTCGAATGTGGCGGACGCGATCGGCAATCCGGCCGCACCAGCAGACGCCTTGACATCAAGTGCGAAGGTCCATCCTGTGATGTCCAAAGGATCGCCGCCGATGCGATGACGGAAGCGCCAGTTTTGCTTATATTCAGCGTTGCGCGGCACGCGGATTTGCATCGTCGCGGCCATTATTCGGCACCTACCAAGGAAAAATCCTCCACAAACGAGAGCGCGACGGTCGCGTATGAAAGCGAGAATGTGGGCGAGAGACTTTGCCCGATGACGCCCCGGCACTGGACCAATGGCCAGTCGAAATTGAGCGGCGAACCATCTGCAACCGCCGCACGCAGCGGGGTTGATATGATGCAGGTCGCTTGCTGGCCGTCGCGCGCCGTGATGCGCTCGATCTTGTGCGACCGGTTGCCGCCGACGCCGAAGCGCATCCCGTTTTTAAGGCGAGAACCGCGCGTGACGTTGATGGTGATCGTGGTGGCGCGCAGAGCCGCTTCGCCTACAATTTGAGCCTCGATCCAGGGCGATGCAAAGCCTACCGTTGTCGGGAAATCGTCATCGTCGGCTTCGATGTTGGACGGGTCGAGAAACGCCATACCGCTTGAGGGTGCGGGCGCGATGTCGAGCAGGGGGACCGGCATGAGGAAAGGTCGCGCACCGCCGCGCATGTAAGATGTCCAAGCCTCCCAAAGGCGCTGGATATCGGGGTCATCAAGGTCGATCTCGCCTAGCGACCCTTCCCAGCGCCCACCGCCATCCGTCTGGATGACCGTTTCTTCATCGTTAAGCGCCGTGCCGCCCGAAATGACCTTCGCGACGACATCGGCCGAGAACGTGCCCGGATTGAAGCGATGCAGCGGAAAGATGAACATGGCGCAAAGCCTAAGCCGCGCGATGCCCGCCGTTTATAACCCTCAGCCTATTGCGAGGCCTGGTCGCGGTTTACCGTCGTCGGGCTACGAGATAGCCGTCACGATGCCGTTAACCACGGTTATACTCGTCGGATTGGCGAACGTGCCCGATACGCCGCCGCCCAAGCCAAGGCTCGTCCTCGCCGCGCTCGCGGTGGTCGCTCCTGTGCCGCCATTGGCAATCCCAAGTGTCCCGCCCAGCGTAAGCGTGCCCGACCCGGTGATCGCGCCGCCAGTTAGCGTAAGGCCGGTGCTGCCGCCTGAACCCGATACGCTCGTGACAGTGCCAGCGCCGATTGCGCCCCGCGCCGCCGCGCTGTCTGCAGCGCCTCTTAACGCGAGGCCGACAGCGGAAAAGCCGTCATTGAACGCATACAGCTCCGAGAAATTGGCGTTAATTTTCTGCCCGCCCGACCGTATCGGATCGCCAGTACCATCGTTGGCCGCCGCGCCAATATTCACCATCTGCTGCGCCATTAGTCAGTACTCCACCTTATAGATGTCTGATCGAACTTGACCGTATCGTTGTCGAACTTGATCCGTGTCGAAACAGATACCGTCGCGGACCATGGGGACATTCGCCCATCGCCCACGCCATAGGCCACCTGCACGTCCACCGTTCTATTGGCAGCCACAAACTCAGTGTCGATCAGCACGGATGGCCCAGCGTCGAGGTCGTTATATTCGCGCTCCTGCCAGACAGTCGTACCGTCTGGCTTTTGGCGTGCGTACCAGGTCAAATCTTCCCTATCGGGCCCTTCCACGTCGAGCGAAAGGAAGACGCCTGCCGTTTCCGAGCCGCTGTCACGGGTAAACCGGGGGATGGCCCCGGTGATCTCGGGGGCGGCGAGGGGCTGGGTGGCAACACGGCCACCCTTTGCAGCCGGTTCGCCTTCCTCGGTCGCAGCATTCCATGCATACATCGCGGGATTGACCGCCACCCATGTAAAAGTGACGCCGCCCGTCATAAGGTTGCGTGTCAGGGCTGTTATTTCGGCGGGGCCATCGAAAAAGACCCGACCCGCGTCCTCTATCAGCAAATTGATGAAGCGCTGACCACGAACGTTCCGGCCAGCAACATTCGTGGTGATGGTCCCGCTGTAAGGCGAGTTCGTCCGCGCCATCTTGATTTTGGCAAGCGCGCGCACCTGGCCCCATGATGGCACTTGCGGGTCAAAGTTTCCGCTGAGAACCTGCCCGCGTGCGGAAATGTCGCTTTCATCACGCCATGCGTCCGTCTGAACGCTGCTATAGTCATGCTCGGCAGAGATGTAGGAACAAACGATTTCGTTGATGGCCTTGTCGTCGTCCACGCCGACGCCATTCCAGTCGTAGGATGTTATTTCAGCCGGGCCGATGGTGACGGTCGGATCGTAATACTCGCCCGCATAGATCACTAGAGCGCCGTCCGATCGGGGGGCGATCCAGCCGTCGAAGGTCGAAAGAAGCCCTGCCTTTACGGGGTCATTCGGGTCTGTGTGCTTGTGGCTCAACCACGAGCGATAGCGCGGCTCTGTGCCACCACCTTTGAGCGCGCGGGCCTGATCACAGACATCAGCCGCCGCGCGCCAGTATGCGATGGTCGGCGCGATCTTGGTCGCATAGTCAACCCCCTCGCGCACGATCATGTAGTGCATCAACTGGCGAACGCCATTTTCCGTCCAGGTCCATCCCGCCTCGTCGGTAGGGTCTGCGTTATATGGGTCTGGACACAGTTGCCATTCCGCAACCATGCTTGGAACCGGCACCTGATTTGGATAGGTCTCAAGAAATTTCTTGGACTTCACTGGCTTAGAGAGCTGCGCCAGCATGACAACGCCATCGCCGCGATGATTCGGGTCCCAATCAGGGATCAGCGCTGAAACCGCAGAAAATGCGGTGCCGGGGTTGCTCCCATTGGTCCAGTAGAGCGAGATGGCTGCATTCTGATAGCGCTTGTCGGCACCCGTATTTACCGTATTTCCCGACAGCGTGACGGCATCATCATTCAAATAGAAGCCGATGAGCGCATTCATTTTGCCATCGTGGATCGCCCCAACATCGACGGCTGTTCCGTTGCTGGCGGTTTCATAAAGCGCATAGGCAAAATACAGCCGCCCTTTGCCGTAGGACGAAACGCGAGGTGGACGCGGTGTCTTGATGGCCGTGACTGCGGTGTCCGGTTTGGGGAGTGACGGCCCAAGCCCAAGCAACGACGCACCCGCTTGAAGCCCGTATGCGACGCTGCCGAGGGTAAGGGCGGCTACAGCCGTGCTGGCGATGCCGTATGCGGCAAAACCGCTGATACCCAATCCCGCCGTCAAGCCGCTGAATAACGCGCCGCTGATCGCCTGACCGACGCCGGGGATGACGTTGATACCTATCGCAAAGCCTACGGCGATGATGCTGCCCAGCGTTTTACCCATGTCGCCACACCGCCAGCACATCGTCGGGCGCGAAAGATGCGGCAGCCCACCCGCGCGCGGATCGGACGGCCCATCGCTTGCCGGTATAGATTGCGCCCGCTGCGTGGCCCCACATCTGAACCACGCCGACATCGCCTATGTCAGGCTCACAGTAATCAGGTTCGCCCAAGCCTTCGATCCAGAGGGGGAGTAGGCCGCCAGCCTCATCGATCAGCGCCGCGCACCCGGTTTCATCCTTATATGCGCCGCGCCATTTGGCCATCGGGTCACCCCTGCCGCACAGGATGAGCCAATCGGCAGGGAATGTGCAGCAGTCCGCCGCGCCCCACACCCAAGGCTTTCCGCCGACCTCTGCGAGATATCCACCCAGGTCAGGCATCGGACGGCCCAAAGCGTCGGCTTGTCCCGGCGCTGATTCCTGCGACGTGCGAGAAAATCGCGTCGGTCGGGCTGCGGCGACGCTGGTCGGCATCAGTAAAAAATGCGTTCGGCGCGCGCGCGCGGGTGCTGTCACCTGCGACAATGGTCAACGAAATGGACCGCGTGATTGAATTGCCATCGGATGCCGGACGACTGATTGACAGGCTGCGCGCCTCGAATGTCGCTTCCCACTCGACGCCAATAAGCTGCCACGCCTCATCGAAATCAGCGCGCCCGATATCTACCCGCGCGCCGCGAACCGATGGGGCGTCGTCCAGTGCAAGGCGCACGGTTTCTTCGCTCACGCCTGATACGGTGAACTCCAGACGCTCCGCAGTGCCGTTCATCAACTGCTGGAAATCCGGCACGCTGACCAACTCGCCGCCACCAATGGCAATCGCATCCTCCGGCACCACAATGTCGGCGGGGATAAGCAACGGGCCGAGGCCGCTATGAAGCAGCGCAGGCGGATCACAATCAATGCGGACAACAATGGATTCCCGATAGAAGGCCATCAGGTGCCGTCCTGCTGATATTGGGCGATGCGCTGCGGCACGGCCTTGATGATGCCTTGGCCCATTCCCGCCGCTGCCTGCTGCGCCTGCTGCGCCGATACCGAGAGGATTTGGCGCGCAAAGCCATCGGGGTTGACACTATTGCGGGCGTCCACTTGCACGGTTTGATGCACGATGGTTTGTCGAGGGGCGGCGGTGGCTGTCGCTCCGACCATGGATCGGGCAGCCATATTGCCAGAGGACAACCCCTCCAAGCTACTGACCCCGACGCGCTTCACCGTTTCGGCAGGAACGACATATTCGCCCTTGTGGACAACGCCAGCGACGCGGTTTTTCGGGCCGTCACCTGTGTATCCACCCGCCGAAAAGCCCAGCAATTTGCCAATGCCGCCAATCGCGCCGCCCGCTCCACCAACAGACCCAAATATCGCCTGCTGCGCCGCCAACCTGATCATATCGCGTATGATCGAGTTCAGCACATCGCCCGCGATGCCGCCCAGCTTGATAAATTCGGTGCCCGCGTCGGCTAGGCCATCGGTCAGCCGGTCGATCGCATCCAGTTCGATGTTCTCGATCGCGTCGCCCATGTTGGCGGCGGTATCGCGCACCTCGCGGCGGCGTTGTTCCAGGGGGGATTCGTTCTGGCGATTGACGCCTTCCGCTTCCGCCCCCTGCAATTGGCCCAACATGGCCAAGCGCATCTTAGCGATCTGCTTTTGCGCGTCGGTTGCTTCCTTGCTGGCGATGATGGCCTCAAGGTCTGCGCGCTCCTGCTGATAGGCGAGGTCGAGCAACCGCAATTCGATATCGCGACGCTCCTGCCTGCTCGTGGCGAGATTGGCCTGAGCGCGCAGCAGATCTTGGTCATTGCGCAGCCCAGCCATTCGCAGTTCAAGCGCGTCGCGGGCGGTTTCGAGATCGCGTTGGTAGACCACCTTGGCAGCTTCCAGGGCCGCAACGGTTTCGGTTAGGGCGATGACCTTGGCGCGCTGCTCAGCGGTGTAGCGTTCGTCGCCAGAGACTTCCTTGACCGCCGCAACCTTGGCCGCTTCGATCCGCGATAGTTCGATCTGCGCCTTCTGATCGACGTTGGTGATCTCGACGGCCTTGAGGCGGAGTATCTGGTCGTTGAGCGCGGCTTCTTCGCGCTCGAAAGCCTCAGGGTTGAGCTTGGACTTTGGCGCAGCGGCGGTTTTCTTCTTACCGCCCGACGCAGCGACAGGCTTTGGCGCGGCACCGCGACCTGCGGATGGGGTGCCGGGCAGGGGGTTGCCCATGACATCGTAGCCGCCCGTTAGGTTGCGGAAACGGCGCTCAGCAGCCTCGCCTTGCCTCCGGCTCTGATCGGCTTTCTTGCCAGCGTCGTATCGCCCAAGCGCATTGCTGCCCGTCGCGCCTACAAGGCGTCCACCCGGCGTGTCGGCCAGGTAATTGGCTATCCCATCAAACTCGCGAAGCGTCTGCCGTATGAAGCCTTGGAGGTCGAACGCCTTAAGGCCCAATGCGTCAAACACTGAAACACCCGCCTCTAGGAGCGGGTCAAAGACATCACCAAGCCCCGCCAATGTAGACCGGACCTCAATGCCGAATTGCTCCGCGCGCGCTTCAAGGTCCGCGAAACCATCAGAGCCATCGCTCACAAAATTGGCCAGCGCCGTGGAGAACTCGCCGCCGCGATCGAACGCGCCGAACGTCACAAGCGCCGCATTGTAGACCTTCGTCATCGCGTCATCGAAGGTGACGGGCAGTTCGCGGAATTCGGAATCGATGCCAGCCGTAAACTTCTGGTTGGTCAATGCGGCCAACAGCTTGTCGCTAGTCAGTTTCCCTTCTTCGCCAAGCTGCTTGATCTGGCCAATCGGCTGCCCCATAGCTTCCGCCAGCAGCCGTGCCAGACGGGGTGAAGCCTCAAGGATGCTGTTCAATTCGTCGCCACGCAGCGCCCCGGATGCGAGCGCCTGGCCGAATTGCAGGGTTGCGGACGCGGCCTGATTGGCATCGGCCCCGCTGATCTTTAGCGTTTTCGAGAACGTCTCGGTCGCGCGCGCGGCTTCCGCCTGCGTCCCGCCCAATTCCTTCGCCCCGCGCACAAAATTGGCATAGAGCGATGAAGTTTCCGACAACCCGCTGCGCGTTTCATCAGCTATCCGGCGCACGTCCTCTTGCGCTTGACCGAACGAGCCAAAGCCACTGGTTGCCAGTTTGAGCGTGGCATCCAGCTTCTTAGCTTCATCAGAGATTTGCAGAAACGACCGCGCCAGCGCTACAGCCGAAACGCCAGCAAGCGCGCCCTTGATCGCGCTCATGGACGAGCCGACCAACATCTGCGCGCGCGATGCAGAGCCGCCGACGCGCTCAAAGCCAGTGGTCATCCGATTCTCAAGGCGGACGATTGACCCCTCTTGCAGCCTTAGACTGGCATCAACCCGCCGCGCCGTCTGCTGCATCGTCGCGTTGTAACTGGCAACGTCCGCGCGAAGCTGGAGGATTACAGGGTCGATTTCTGGCATGGGGTCATGCTAGGGTGCCGCCAAGCATTGGATTATAACCCTCAGAGGATCATGGCGTGATCAGGTTCATCGTTGATTTATATCGCGGCATGATCGGCCTAGCGTTTGCCCTTGGGGTAGTGATCGCCGTTGCTGCCTTAGCCATCGACGCTGGCGGGATGGGCGCTCTTGCTGCGCTCTTCATTCTAGCGGCGACTGGATTGGCAACAGGGCTTTCGGCTGTCCTACTTTCGATAAACGATCATTTGGCGGCGATCAGAGACAAGCGCTCCTAACCCCGATGCGCATCCATAAACCGCCGCAACCGGTCCACGTCCTGCACACCTTTGGGCTTGCCATCGCCGCCCGCCGCCTCGTTATGGGCCTCCAGCGCCTCGAAATAGCCCGATAGCGATAGCCGCTCCCAATCCAACCCCATGCCGCCGCAATTGGCGATCAGTTTACCTTTGGAGAGCGCTTCCGGGGTTTTCGCGCGGCGGGAGCTACCGGCTTTTTTTTTAGGCTGATGCCGTTGATCGCGGCGTTGAGGATCGCCCAAGCAAGGTGCATCCCCTCGATCAGCGGCCGCGCGGGAAACACATTGTCGTTGACCAACTGCGCAGCGACTTGGGGGCCGACTTCGACCTTCTCGCCATCGACCAAGCCGGAATTGCCGCCGGTCAGGCCTTGCAGAATGATGTTGCGGATATCGCCTACCAATGCGGTTGCGCCACCCATATAGACCGGGCCATCTTCGGAGATGCCAAGCCCGCCGCTGATCGCGTCATACATGGCGAAGATGGAGCGGGGATAGCCTTCGTGCTTGTGCGCAGCCGGGCCGCGCTCGACCGCAATGACCTGCGGCAGAGGCAGCCAGAAACGATACTTGCCGCCCGCGAAGTCGAGTTCAACCGCCGTGTCAGACATTACGGCGCGACGGTCCAGTCAAGATCGTCTTGGCCTTCCAGGGTGATTTCGAGCGTGGAGCCTTCCGCGTTCTGGTCTGATGTCTGGTTGTGCGCGGTCAACATCGCCGTGCCTTCGTAGGTTCCCATCAGTTCGCCGGCGTCCGTGTCGTCGTCGCGGTAAAGCTCGATCTGATAGTTTTTGAGAACGCCGAGCGCGCCGGAATAGGTGGCTTCCTGATCGATGTTCTGCACACCGCTGCCCGTGATCTGCCAGCTTTTCCCGGTGCTGCGAAGCTTGCGCTGACCGGGCCGACCCATCTTTGCGCAGTCGCGGCGATAGCGCTCGGTCATGTTGGCGCTGCGATTGATCGACACGCTTTCGATCCCGCAAAGCTGCGTGAACACGTCCGGACCAGTGGACGTCTGAATCTTGATGAGCGCGAAATCGGCTTCGTTTGGAAAGCTCACGGCAATATCTCCAGCATCGTTTGCCGGAGACTAGGGCCGGTCACTAGTCTGGTTTATAACCCTCAGGCCCTTCAACCACATGGAAGCGGTTACGGCGCTGCTCTGCCTGCCAATCGGACTGCTCAGGTGCGGACGCTTCCACGATGATGCACCGCATGGCGTGGGCGGCTTCCCCATCGCCCGATTGCTCCAGACGTTCTGCGGCCTCCGCAAGATCGTCGGGGTCGATCGCCTCCGCCCGGATCATCTGCGCGAGGAAGGCGCTCAACATGCGCTCGGCTAGAGGGGTATCCATGGCGCTGGCATATCAGCCGCGCTGGGCTTGCGCTATCACATTTGCGATCCCGTGATAGGCGTCCCGCTCTGCCCCGTCCTGCATGAGGCGCGACGAGCGCACCGCCAGCTTATAGGTGACCCCGGCAACGCTGTAGCGGTGATTATGCAGCGCTTCGACCACAGCGCTATTGATCCGCCCGCAATGGTCGCGTGCGGTTTCGATCATCTGCCCATTAACCCCAAGGCGCGGCTTCGCGAACGAATGGACCATGAACGTCACGTCTGATCGCGTGGTGCAGCCCCGGCCGCGCGGGATAGCCTGCGTGCCGTCCAGGCGGACGAAAGGCCATGTCGGCTCCTCGGCCATCGGCTCGATCGACGCCTTCGCCACGATCGCCAGTAGGGCGGCGTCGGCTTTCAGGGTGATGATGGTCGCGCGTTCCGTCTCGCGTAGGAGGTCTGCCATTGTCAGTCCTTCGATTTGGAGCGGCGCACGGCGGCGGCGACTGCCTGCTTTACGAGTTGCTCGGCTTCTTTGCGCTTGGCGTCGCGGGCGGTGGACATGAAGGGACGGGCGGCCATGCGCGACGTTCCAAATTCAAGCGCGGCGCTATAAGGCGCATTGCTGCTGACTTCGACCAACAGCGGTTCCTTTTGGACCGTCTCGATATTGTTGCCAAGGACGCCAGTGTCTTGATTCGGGTATTGGCCCGGCGCGGATGGCACATGGTTCTTGCCTGACACCGCGCCCGTGGTGATGCCGATCTGGGCTTCCACTTGGATCATTTCGCCCGCCGCAAACAGCGCCTTGCCGACATAGCGCGTCATATCCGGCCCTGACAGTTTCCGCAGGCGGGCGACATGTGCCTTTGCGCCGATCATACGGCTTTTCGCCATCACATCTTCCTTCCCCGCAATTCCCACCCCGCCGCTGCCGTATCCAGCCCGACAAACTCGATGGACCAGATGCCGACGAACTCTGCCGGCCCGTCCAGTATTTCGATCGTGTCGGACGTTCTGACATTGCCCTCCAACGTGGCGGACAGGACGATGATGCGGCGGTCCTTCTCGGCAAAACCTTCCTGCAAGCGCATGGCTTCCGTTGCCGCGTCGACCTGAGCCTTGCAGGGGCGCAGTGTGGGCGATCCTGATCCGGGGATGATGCTGCCGCCATCGTCATAGTCGATCACGCCCTGCCGGATGATCTGGGCGTCATGGAATGGTCCGCCAAACGCCGCGGAGAAGGCCAAGCCGATGTCAGCGAAGGCGGCGGCCATGTCCATCAGGCGCAACCGACCAAATACGGCCCGCCAAACAATCGCCGCTGGATCGCCGCGAGTTGCTGGCCGTAGGGCGTCGATGCAAGATCACCCTTGGCGCGCGCCGCAACCACGCTATCGGACATGGTGGCGGAAAAGGTGGCGGATTTGAAGCTGGTCGCCCCGGTCGCGATCACGCCAGCAACCGCCCCCATGCCGATCGTCTGGAGCGCCAGATAGTGCGCCGTCATCAACTCGGTCGCGCGCTGCTGATAGCTACCATAGCGATCGGTGATGTCCGCCTCCGCATCCGTTGCCCATGCGGCATAGGGCGGCTCTGTCAGCGTGGTGAACGCGACATATTTGGCCTTGAAGTCGTCAAGGGGGAGGCGGGCGTAGGTCACTGGATCAGCCAGACCGCGCCGGTAGAGACCGCCGTGATGCGCGCCGGAACGAATGGAATAATGCCGGCCTTGGCGGGGAAGCTACGCGATGTCCCGGCGCTGTTTTTCGTCGTCAACGTGCAATCCGCTGTCACGTAGACCGCCTTCACATTGCCGGGCAAATCGGTGTCTGCCGGCGTGTGGGGGGAGGCGTCGGAACCGATCGCCAGAGGGTCGAACTGCCTTGCGCTGCTGAAATTGTCGGCCATGTCATATCCTCAAAAAGAAGGCCGCCGCATCCGAAGACGAGGCGGCCCGTTACCCCCGGTGCGACCCGGTTACTGCTTGGCGTCCGCTTCCTTCGCAGGCTTGCTGTCGGCCTTGGCGAACCATTCTTCCGCGAAGTCGTCCGCCTCGATCGTCTCGCCTGGCTGCGCCTCGATCAGCTTGCCGTCGAGGTATGCACCGCGTGGGCCGCTGCTGATATTGGTGACCTTCGTTTTTGCCATGATCGGCCCTCCTTAGAAGCTATCGCGGTAGACCATGCCCTTGGGCAGACGCACTTCAACGCCGCCAACGTTCATGATGCCACCAACCTCATAGACAAGGCTGGCCTTCTGGAACGCGGGCAGAAACTGGTGCGGGCCGGGCAGGTGGAACTTGAGAACCTGCGAGTTATTCGCATAGGCGACCAAGCGGGTGCTGCTGCTGGTGCCCGCCGTTTCGAGCGCGCGGCTCTTGAGGATCGTCAAACCCTCGCCGGCGACATTGTTGGCAAGCAGGAACGACAGGATGGTCGCATTGGTGTCGCCCACGCGCTGGGTTGCGATATAGTTGTAGGCACTGGTCGGAAGGACCAGCGTATCTGCAACCATCGTTTCGCCAGAGCCGGTTTCAACGGCGGTAAGGGCTGCGTTGATGTCGCGCAGGATCAGGTCAGGCGACTTTGCCGACCACAGGCGCGACGAGCCGGTGCCGTCTGCGGCGACCTGCGCGGAGGTGACGTTGGCGTCGTTGGTGAAGCCGGTCCATCCCTTTTCGCTTTCACCACGGGGCGTCTTGCCGGTCATGGCAATGCCGTAGATGAAGCGATCGGCGGCGAGGCCGGCAGCCATGGCCTTGTCGGACGAGAGCGACCGGCCCAGCTTGGCGGCGCGCTGTAGCTCCTGCGTGTTCCATTCATAGCCGATCGCGGCCAGATGGAAGTTGCGGGTGTTCTGTTCCATCTTGGACGACGCATAGGGCATATCATACGCCCCACCGCCCATGAACTCGGCCTGGCCAACGCTGTCCATCGAATAGACCAGCGTGCCAACGTCCCACATATCGCCCGATGAATCGACCGTCATGAAGCGCGTGATGTCGAAGCTGGGATACTTCGTCATGTAGACTTCGGTTTCGATCCGCAGAAGCTGCGGCGAGAGGAAGGCATAGCCGACCTGCGCGTCGGAGAAGAATGCATCAGCCTTGTCGGCGAAGGTCGCTGCGTTGCGCGCGTTATCGGCGGCCCACAGGGCGATGACCTGCTTCTTGACCGCTGCATCTGCGGCCATGAACATGACCGGATCAGTGATGCGGGCGGCGGCGGCGTCGTAAAAATTGGTGATGGCGTTCATGTCTGCCCCCTTAGCGCTTCACGATACGGCAAAGGCCGTCCGTCACGGTTTCGTCTGCGATCCATCCGGTCGCGATGTGCGTGGCGTCGGCTGCCGTCGAGCCAACCAGATCAGCCGCACCGCCGCCGGTCCCAACAGTCAGGGCCGCGCCGTCCGCGACGCTGCCCTTGACGGCAACGTAGATCGCGCCGCTCGTCATGATGGTCGCAGTGTCATACTGCTGATATTCGTCGGCGTCGGTCGAAGGGGCCAGCGCGGACGTCGCCACGGTCCACCCCAGGAACGTCTCCAGCGTGCCGACCGTGGCGGTGCAGCCATGATCGCCGCTGCCGCGATAGACGGGCTTACCGAACGTGATCCCTGCGCTGTCTTCGACGGTGCGAGAAATGCGGTTGGAGGTTTCGCCGCTGGCAACCATGCCCGCGTAAGCCTTGGCGACGGTGTCGGAATAAGTGCTCTGTAGAACAGCCATTGCTCAGGCTCCTTATGCGTAGCGCGCGTTGCGGATGGTGGATACGACCGAGGCCGCGTCATTGGCGAACACCGGCGAACCAAGCGGCTGCACGGTCGAAGCGTTCGCGTCCTTGAGCATGGCGAAAGACGAAGCGAACTGCGCGTCGGTCCAGTCTTTGGCGCTGGCCGCGCTGTCGCCCAGGTGCTTGAGGACGGTCGCCTTGATGATCGACGCTTCGTCCATCGCATCGGTGACGGCGACGCCATGCGCCTTGGCCTTTTCCACCACCAGCGCATATGCCTTGGCGGCATCGCGAAGCTGGGCGGGCGTCGGCTTGGCGTCGGTCAATTCCTTGACCTTGGCCTCCAGCGTCGCCTTGTCGGTGGTCAGGGTGGCCACCTGCGTTTCGAGACTACCGACTTTGCCGGTCGCAGCGTCACGCGCGGCAATCAGGGTGGTGATCGTGGCCATTGCCGTATCGGCGTTGGACACGTCGACGGTCAGCCCGTCGATCAACATGGTCTTCACGGGCTTCTCCGTTTTGGTGAGGGAATCGAGAATGTTGGAGGGGAGGGCATCGCAGACGGCAAACCCGTCCTTGATCGAGCATTCGGAACCGGCGCGGCCCCGATCTACAAGGGCGACATGGTTGCCGCCCGTGATCTTCTCTTGGCGCGCTTGGCAGACAGTTCCATCCTTCGCGGTGAAGGTGCCGTAGGCCAGCGACGCCCCATAACCGTTGGACAATTCGCGCTTGCCAGCATCTACTTTGGCGATCGTGGCGGCGTCCGTCAGCAAAAGGTCGAACGCGAGATAATCGCCGTCCCGCAATGCACCCATGATGGTGCCGCGCGAATGGTCGCGCCAATTTGCAGCCGTCACAGGCTCGTTGGGGTGGTCATCCGTTACCGGCTTGCCGATAAACGAGCGCGCGGCCGCCTCATCAAATACCGTAGCTTCGTCGCGCAGGACATTGACAACTGCCTGATCACGCAACCCATGCGCGTTGTCCGGGTCAACTTCGCGGCCCGAATACTGGTAAACACCCGTCCGACTGGCGCGCGCGCGAACGGCAAGATAGCCGTCAGATGTGCGGCGCGGTGCATCAAGCGTGAGGGCGTCAGAAAAGAAAACCATGGCCCGCAGGATAGGCGGGGCAAGCGGGTGGGTTTATAACCCTCAGGGATTAGGCGGGGGCGCGGTTAATGTCGTCGGTTGCCGGCGTTTCGGTCCGCCTTTGCCGAGTGGTGCAGAGAGGGCCTGCTCGACAGTCCAACCCTTTCTCAACCGTTCGCTAATGGCGTTCCGGCTCATACCCAACCTCTGCGTCCAAGCAGCCTGGGACATCGTTTCGCCATTGAAGGTCAGCATCTTGGTGACGCGACGATTATTCTGCTGTGTTTTCGGGGTTGCCCATCTGACGTTTCCCGGCTCGTAGTTGCCGTTGGTATCTATTCTGTCCAACGTCATGCCGTCCGGACGGAATCCCATATCCTTGACGAATTGATGATATCCTTCCGTGCCAAGCCATTCCTCGCACACGCTAATGCCCCGCCCTCCATAGTCATCCCAAGCCGTAGCATTAGGATTCATGCACCGCTGGATCATTGCGTTCCACGATTTGTATTCACGTGTGCGATACCCGCCATGTTTGGTGAAGCGATCCGAAGCCATCTCGGCGGAAAAGCAGCCGCAACTTACTACTTTTCCATTTAAAATATCACGATGCTTCATATCTTTCTCAACGCCGCAGTCGCATCGAAACTTGCCACGGCGCATGTTGGCACCATTAGCGAACTTGTAATCTTCACCCTCTCGTAAGTAGGTCAGTCGTCCAAAACGCGCCCCTGGCACGAGCCTATCTGACAGAGAGCGGCGCTGACGTGGGACCGCGAGGCCAGAGCAACGATAAGAGCAGAAGCGCGACCGATCTGCCTGTGCGGAAGAGTATCGGGGATTTAGATGATATTCTCCCCCGCACGTTGCGCAGACGCGGGTTTTCGGTTTAGAGAATTGGTTAGCCACAGCGAAAATCACCTTTCGTTTGGTCAGGGCCGGGCACTGTTAGCGCAGTGTTTCCGGCCCGCTTTTCATAGCACTCCCGCTCGAATCAGTCGAACGAAATCACCGATTTTGACCTACAACCGCACCACGGGAGCTGGCTCGGACGGTCTTCCGGTGGCGCGAGCAAAGTCTTGCCGTTCAAAACCTTCCCCACGTCAGCGGGATTGTCCGAATAGTAGTTCCCACTGCGTTCTACGTGACGAGCTCGCGGATGGGCTTTGCGACTATGGACCCATTCCCAGGCCGTGATACCTGCGGCCCTGCGGCGCTCGTCAGCCAGTGAACCTGTCAGCTTTTGCATTTGGTCAGCGGCGATATTGACCGAACGGCGACGGCTCATATCAACGGCTTCGCGAAGACCCTTTGCTACCTCGGTAGCGGGCTTACGATTGCGCAGGCCGTCAAATACGATGTTACCGATCCTCTGTCGGGCTTGGTCGCTGACGTCGCGGATGAGGCTGGTGTTCCATTCAACCGCCTGCTCCAAAGTCTGCCTCGCGTCCTCGGGGCCGATCATTGTCGTCAAATCGACTGATGTGGCCGAAAGCACTGCCCCGATGAACTTCCGCCGTTGCCACCGCTCAACCGAAATTGCCCACCGCCTGAGCTCGGGCGTCAGTACCAACAGCAGCCGGTCAATCGCAGCCGCCGCGCCGTCGATCTCCGCGCGCACGTCAGCCGGGCTGTCCTGGGTGATCTCGGACAGACTGCGGGCGTAGGCGGCTTCGATGCGGGGTAGCGCGTCGGTCCATGCTGTGATGACGGGGAGGTAGCAGGCGCGGAATAAATCAGTCGCAAGTGTGGACGGCGGGACGATATCTCGCAATACAATTGAGGATCGGCGGATGTTGCGGGTCCGCCGCGCCATCTGGGCTAGATCGAAGCGGGCCATTATTCGCCCTCGGCGCGGATGGCCTCAAAAATCTCAGGCCCAAGCACAATCTTGCCGCGATACGGCTCAACCGTTGCCAGATCGATATCGCCACCCACCTGAATAGAGATATGCGGCTGATATTCGGGCCAGTCGAACGACGCGCCCTTGTCGCGCATTTCCTGATTGCGGCTGATCAACTCATAGGCCGTGAACAGCAGCGCCTTGTATTTTCCATCAGGACCAAGTGCCTCGACCAAGCGCGGGCCACCTTCCTCGATCTCCAGTTTTCCGCGCCAGGACTCTCCCATAGCCATCCAGTCAACCGGATTGCGGCTATAGGTGATCGTGACATGCAGGTCCGGTGCGATGTCGGTGAAGCCCTGCGACTCGGCCCACTTCACGATATCAGCGCGGTTGATGACATCGCGGCGGACATAGAGCGGCTTAGCCGCCCAATCCTCCAGCATCCACGCATCATTCGCAGCCAAAGCACGGCGGGCGGGTGCGCCACTTCCAGACGCCCCGCCACTACCGGCAGATGCTACTGGATCACCTCCTCCCGACGCTTGGATTGCAGATGGATCATCATCGCCTCCATCGTTATCCGGCGACAGGCCGAATCTCTCGGATTCAGGGATTTTCGCCAAAGCCTGTTCAAGGCCAGGCATGGCTTCTCGCTCGATCAGCAGATTTTGCAGCGCTTCGGAGAACGCGCGCTCAGGAATCGCCCCGGTATTCTGGACCTTCTCTACCGCCTCCATCAGCACCTTGAACGTGTCCGTCTGCTCCTTTTCGGTCGGGACGGACAGCGGCGCAAACGCCCATGTAACCTTGGACGCATCGACACCCGCCGATCGCAGCAGGAACGGGTCTAGCGCATCCAGGCAGGGGCGGGTTTCGAGCTTCTGGCCCGTGGTGACGGCTTTCACCCAATTCAGATCATCGTATGCTCCGGTGGAATTCATCCCCGCTGGCGAGCGCCCCATCAACCGCGTAAACGGGATATCCGCAACAGCCGCCACGCGCTGATCGAAGGCATCCATCATCGCCGGGATGCCGGTCCAGTTTATTTGGTAGTCAT